TACATCCAGGTGCTCACAGAGAGAAGCCCAGGCGTCTATTTTAAATAAAGTTGTTTCGGGGTATATTGAAAAGGGATATAGTGTTATTATCATGGGCGATTTTAATGATTTTGATGGAAAAGTATTAGATGTGAATAACAATAAACCTATATCACAAGTTTTGGATATTGTAAAAGGAAATACTTTCGGCAATTATCAGCTATTTAGTGTCGCCGAAAAAATGGACCAATCAGACCGATTTTCCGATTGGTATGATTCAGATAATAATTGTAACACTGGTTCTATTAAGGATTACTCTATGATAGACCATGTTTTAGTAACGGAGGATTTATTGGATAACGTAGTTGATGTTTATATTTATCACGGATATCAGGAATATTGCGGAAAATATGATTCAGACCACTATCCCGTGGTTGTTGAAATCCACTTTTAAAAAAAGTGGAGCAAAATTGCTGTAAATCCACTTTTCTTACGAAGTTGAAAAAAAGTTATGCGAAGTGAAGAACAAAAATTCTTACAATTTATATATATTATTTAATAAATATAAATATAAATAACTAATAAATAAAATGGAAGAAGTAAATAAAATAGACGCAAATAAAAGTGAAGAAGTAAATAAAATAATAAATATTGTAATAGAGTGTCCGCATTGTAACCAAAGTGTTTTAATTGAGCAACTAAATTGCCGCATTTTTCGTCATGGAATATTAAAACACAATGGAACCCAAATTAATCCGCATTCTCCAAAAGATTTGTGCGACCATTATGTAAAAAATGATATGATTTATGGCTGTGGCAAACCTTTCATAATAAAAGGCAATGCGCCCAATTTAATTGTTGAAATATGCGATTATATTTAGTTCCGCTTTTCCTAAAAATGGACTTGGATTTCTTCCAACCACATCTTTAAATGCTCTTCATTCTGAAAAATATCAATATTACCATTTAAAACAATCTGGTCTTTACAAATACATGTTTCTTTACTTATATCCAACATGTCCTCGTGATATTTATGACAATTTTCCAAATAATCCAAAGGAATACTACTTTCACCTGTTCTCGACCTCTTTTTAATTCTATCAAAACATATTTGTGGGTCAGTATTCACATAAATTACTTTACTAATAGGAAAATCTCTAGCAAAAGTGTCAAACCATTTCATATATATTTTATAATTTACCAACTCTATAAAACCAGTATCATACAACATTTTAGCAAATACTTCTCTATCAGTATTCAAACTGCGCTCTGTTATTATAATAGCATCCGGATTTTCCTTAATTGTATTTTTAAATAAAGCAAGTCTAGAAATATATGCCATCATTTGAAAAGGAAACGCATACTCCTTTTGATTTGCGTAAAATTTTTCAAGCATAGTGATGCCATTTATATCCGTAATTGTCGCCCAATCATCAACGGGTTCCTTCAAAAATACAATGTTTTTATTTTCTGTGTATTTTTCCTTTAATTTACTGAGTAATGTAGTCTTACCAGAACCAATATTGCCTTCAATTGAAATAATTTTTGCGGACATTCTATTATTATAATTATATTTTAACCTTTAAATAATTTTAATTTTATTTCATTTTTATTTATTTTTTATTTTTTATTTTCTTTAAATTATAAAAAAATTGATATAATAAATCAATATAAAGAATATGGTATAATATTATAATACAAAACTTTATTACAAATAATAAAATGGACTTGGAACAAAGAAAATTAAACAAATCAGAATGGGAATCTATTGAAATCCCGGTTTCACAACATGAGAATGATGTTTTGAAATTAATTATTAATGGTTATAGTGATGTGAATATAAAATTTAATAACAGTAAATCAATATTCACATTTTTAAAGATAGAATATAGTGAAAAAATGGAAGATTATTTATTTACTAAATTTTTCGGACAACAAATCAGCGATTTACTTAAATTATACAAATTAAGTGATAAAATTAAAGTCATTATTAATCCCAAAATACAAATTAATGGCGCCGATAGAATCCGGTTAGAAAATACTAATTGTGATTCCATGATTGATAATGACATATATGAGTTTGTATTGTTAGAACATGTTGAGAAAATCGTTACCTTAAATCACGCAATAAATAATACAGGAATAATATCGGTAAATGAGAAAAAGGAAAAAAGGGAGAAAACTTTAGAAACTAATAAAAATATGATGTTGTTTCACTATTTCACGCTGTATAAATTAAACAAAAACAGTATTCAGAAAATTAATAGACATATTTTATATATTGTAAACACCATATTGGAAATTTTCGAGGAATCGGTAAATATGTCCTCCATAATAGAAAACGCGGTTGACTTTATAGAAAAAAACAAGGTTCTGCTAAAATATTCGGATTTAACCCTTTACGAGCATCAAAAGGAAATATTCACAGCTATTAAAGACCCTAGACCGAAACTAATCCTATATATTGCTCCCACTGGAACGGGCAAAACTCTGACACCATTGGCGCTCTCGGAAAGTTACCGAGTCGTGTTTGTTTGCGCAGCCAGACATGTTGGATTGGCGCTTGCTCGGGCCGCTATTTCGGTTCATAAAAAAATCGCATTTGCGTTTGGGTGTTCTAGTGCCGCGGATATTCGTCTACATTATTTTGCGGCGAAAGATTATACAATTCATAAAAGGTCGGGTGGAATCGGAAAAGTTGACAACAGTAATGGTATAAATGTAGAAATAATAATTTGCGATATCAAATCATATTTGCCGGCAATGTATTATATGAATTCGTTTAATAGTATAAGGAAAGTGGTAACTTATTGGGATGAACCGACAATAACAATGGATTATGTAGACCACGAGTTTCATAAGATAATAAATATGAACTGGAAGGAAAATATTGTGCCAAATATGGTATTATCGTCGGCAACTTTGCCCAAATTACATGAGTTAACTGAAACGATTACGGATTTTAAAAGTAAATTTGAAGGCGCAGAGGTGTTCAATATTGTTAGTCATGACTGTAAAAAATCGATTCCTCTTATCAATAAAGATGGATTTGTAGTGTTACCGCATTATTTAAGCGATGATTATAATGAGGTATTAAAAATTGTGAAACATACTGAAAATTATCTGACATTGCTTAGATATTTTGATTTAAAAGAGGTAACTAATTTTATTTCATATATTTTAAAGAATGAGTTTTCAAATTCTAAAATGAAAATAGAGCGTCATTTTGAAGGAATCGACGATTTAACTATGAAAAATATTAAGTTTTATTATTTGAGACTGATACAGAATATTTTACCTGACAAATGGGAAACAATTTGTATTAATTCTAAAATCTCGAGACAGTTGAGAATTCCGTTAAATGAAACGGTTGATAATAAGGGAAATAAATTTACAAAGGCGCACAGTGTTGGTCCAGGAATTCCTTATTCTATAAGTAATTTAACTAATAAAAGTAATACACTAAGTGGCTCAGAGTTATCTAGACAAGCAAGTGTTCAACCATTAACAACTCAAACAAATTCAAATAATGGTAGTAATGGATTATTAGTGACAACAAAAGACTCATATACTTTAACAGATGGTCCGACTATATTTATTTCAGATGATGTTGAAAAAATCGCAAAGTTTTGTATTCAGCAAGCAAATATTCCCGCTCTAACAATGAAAGAATTAATTGAAAAAATAGAATTTAATAATGTTCTAAATGCGAAAATATCTGAGCTTGAGAATGAGTTAGAATGTATCATTGATAAGACACAAAAATCTGTTGGTGGGTCTAATAAAACGATAAAGGATAAAGATGTAAGAAAAATTAACCGCGATGTTGAAACTGATAGAGGGACAAAGACAGAAATGTCAAAACTAAATAATGAAATTGATATGCTAAAAACGAATATTAAATCAGCGACATTAAATGATACATTTATTCCAAATAAACATCATCATTTAGTTAAATGGGCTGATGGGTTAGATACTAAAGCCGCGTTTACCAGCAATATTGAACAAAGTATTGTGAATGAAATCATGACTTTATACGGAATAGAAGATACATGGAAAGTATTGCTACTAATGGGAATCGGTGTATTTACTAATCATAAGAATATTAGATACACTGAAATTATGAAAAAACTCGCGGATGAGCAAAAATTATATATGATTATTGCGTCGAGTGATTATATTTATGGAACAAATTATAGTTTCTGTCATGGCTATTTGAGCAAAGATTTGAAACTAACTCAGGAAAAAATTATACAAGCACTAGGACGAATTGGGAGAAATAATATACAACAAGATTATACTTTGCGGTTCAGAGATAATGAACATATTAATAAATTATTTACAACGGAGACCGAAAAACCTGAAATTATTAATATGAATCGGTTGTTCAATTCCACTTTTTAGAAAAGTGGAGCAAAAATATTAATTCCACTTTTTAAAAGTTATGTGAAGCGAAGAGCAAAAATATTAATTCCACTTTTTAAAAAGTTATGTGAAGCGAAGAGCAAAATATAAAGCAAAAAGGTAACAAATTTATAATAAAAATCGAATCTATTCCCTCTTATCAATAATAACTGATTTCGCTATTTTACTAATTATTTTTTCTTCTTTTTCTTTTTTTGTTCCTTTTTCGCCACCAAATGACTCCATGTATATCTGATTAAATTGCGTTGTTTTCTTTGAATCGCTTTTTACACATTCTGGATACAAATCCCGCCATGTATTTACCATTGAAATATTTTTGTCTCTTACATATCTTACCAATTCTCTCATTTGTTTCAATTCAACATCTTCTTTTTCCCATTTATCTTGGTCCTTAATATACATTGTCTCCCTTTTTGCGTCACAACAATGAACAGGTCTCTTTTCTACATCGAGTGCTTCCAGATTCTTTATGATAATATTTGAAATACCATCGACAAATCCTTGCTTCCCTACATTCTCTAGGTCAGATAATTGTATTTTTACAGACTCAATAAATTCACTCATATTCATTGCGTCTTTACAGGTCTCGTTTAAAAAGAACTGTAAATTGAATGTTTTATTGTTACTGTTTATCATGTTAGTATTATTTATATTACCTATAGTGTCCTTCTTTGATATTTCAAGAATTAAGTTTTTGAATTCTTTATTTTCATTAATTAAATATTTAATTAACTCATTTTTGCTGTTAATTAAATCTTCATCTTCTTCATCTTCTCCAGTATCATTTTCATGTTCTTTTTCTATAATTGTATTTATATTACAACCCTTTTTATGATTATGTAAACTTTGACGGTGTTTATATTTTTTACCACAGTTACAATTATATATATTGGGATTTTTAGGGATTTTTAGTAAGTTATTTGTAAGTATTAGATGTTTGCGTGTCAGAGTATGTTTAGTATAATCTTTTTTGTTATGAGTTATGTATTCACATTCTAAACAGTTATAACCATTGGGGATTTCTAAACATATTTTGTCAGTCATGTAAGTATATATTATACTTACAAAATAAATTTAAGCTCTTTTTATAAAAAATTACAATCACAATTTTTCAATTATTTTTTCTGTCGTCAGACGCTAATTTTCATTTATGGTCTTAAATGTTAGAAATTTCAAAACTATTTTCGGTTTTTCAATTTTGGACATTTTTAAAATGTCCATTTTTCACTTTCCCAAAAAAGTCTTGG